TTCTGAAAAATCATTTTTAATCATTTTGAAAATATCAAAAATCGGCACGCAAAGATTTTTATCAGCTTCATCGATTAAATTGTAAAGATTATCATGTACGAATTTTTTAGTTTCTAACAGAGTGTAATTTGGAAGTCTGTTAGAAATCAAATAAATCCCGCGTCGATCTAATGTTGAGTTAATGACTTCTTCTTCGTTCAGTGAAGCGCTGTTCTCTGCACATTTTTGTCTTAAGTAAATGTATTTTGTGAATTTGTTCATAGCTGTATCTCCTTTTTTAAAAAAACATTTTCTAAGATTTTAGTCATTTTTCTAAAATCTTAATTCTAAATATAATATCTAATTTTAGAATGTCAAGCATTTTTTTCAAAAAAAATCACTTTTTTCGAGAAAATAATTTAAATAATTGAAAAATAAAGAAAAAAATTTTATGTTTAATGTGAAAATGGTCAAAAATTGTACAATCTGAGTGATTTCATGATGAGAAAAGGTCTCAAAAGACCAAAAATTTGACTTATCAACAGACTTGTTCACTTTTTCTGTTAATATTTTTATCAAATTGTATATAATATTGACTATTAAATATTTTTGTGATTTTGAAAATATAATATGACTATTAGTGTAGATGAAGACGGCTTGACAATTCGTGAAAAACTTTTTTGTGACGAATATTGTCAAAATTCAAACGCTTACCGATCGTACATAAAAGTTTATACTGTCAAAGAAAATACAAAAAAGCATACAGTAGAAAGAGAAGCCGAACGTCTTGTGCGTAAACCCCGTTTGCAAGAGTACATAAAGAAGAAGCGCTTAGAGCTGAGCGAGCGTACGAGGATTAACACAGATTACTTTGTCGAAGTTTTATGTGAGATTATAGAAAATAATCGAGGAAAACCGTCAGCAAATCGTTCTATTGAATTACTCGGTAGATTGCACGGCGTGTGGTGGGATAAACCAACTCGCAAAATCGAAGAAGACATACCGCTCGATGACAATACAGAGTCAATGAAAAAAATCTTGTATTTGCTGAAAAACGGCTCTATTACTGAAGAATCAGCGACAACATGGATTCATTTATTGAATCAAAAGTCTAATACGAACGAACGGGAGAACATCAATAAAGAAATTCTTGAAAAGATCGATCAGATTAACTCAAGAATTTCAGATAAAAGTAATTAAAAAATATGATCGAATTTATTTTATTGTTCATTCTTGGAATTATAATATTTTTATGGCTCATAAAGTAAGAAGCCGCTGCAATAGCGGCTTATGGAAGTCTCTCAGATGATCATTATATTTGTTTTAGGGAAAAGAAAGGAAGATTAACGAAATATAATGACGCTGTGATTTTACTATAAAATATTTTATTGTCAAGCTGTAATGAATAAAATCAAAATTCTTCAAGATTTAAATTCAATCGAAAAAAATATTTTTAAAGATGAAGAATTTCACATGTCAGTCGACTTTGAGAAGTTTGAATTTACGATTTTCAATAAAAAAAAGACTCATTACGTTCCTAACCCTACCCCCTTAAAATTTCATAGAGATAATAATTTCGTGAGGTTTATGATGGGACCGTATAATTCGGGTAAAAGCTCAGCTATGTGCGCTGAGATTATATTCAGAGCTATTTCAATGCCGCCAGCAAAAGATGGTATCAGACATTCTCGCTGGGCTTTTATTAGAAATACTTATGATAACCTTTGGAAAACGACGTATAAAACGTGGGAAAAATGGTTTAGTGATCTTGGTGACTTTAGAGACACGAAAAAACCATTGGAGTGTCGACATATTTTTCGAGTTGAAGGAATAAAAGAAAAAATAGATTTAGAGTTGTGGTTTATTCCGCTAGACAGAGCAGACGATATCGGAAGATTTAAATCGCTAGAAGTTACAGGCGTTTTTTTGAATGAATTGAGTGAGTTGCCGCAGGAAGCTTTGAGTCATTTAAAAAGTAGAATTCCGCGATTTCCGTCAAAGGATGATATAGATTGTCGCTACTGGAGCGGTATAATTATTGACAGTAATCCGTCTGATCTTGATAGCTGGCTTTACCAAATATTTGAAGTCGAAAGACCTGACAATTATTCGCTCTTCAGACAACCGAGTGGCGTTATAGAAGTTGAAGACGGGAAGTATATTATGAACCCCGAAGCTGAAAATATTCAACATCAAAATAATCCGAATTACTACTTAGATTTTATTAAAGGTGAATCAAAAGAATTTATAAAAGTCTATGCGATGGGCGAATGGGGCTCTATTTCTAATGAAAAGAAAGTTTTCGAGAGTTACAACGACGATATACACGCTCGCGAAAAAGTAGAATCAGAAAAAGACTCGCAATTGATTTTAGGCTGGGATTTCGGGCTTACTCCTGCTTGCCTAATCGCACAGTTAACGAGAAATGGGCAGCTTCGAGTACTAAAAGAATTCTGCACGTCTTATTTATTCGTTCGTGAGTTAGCTGAAAACGCTGTTTATCCTTACTTAAACTCAGAATTTAGAGGATGGACATATATGTCTATTGGCGACCCATCTGATCGACCTAGCGATTCTACATATCAGTCATGTTTGCAGACTCTTCAAGAATCAGGTATTTACACTACGAAAGCTGTTACAAATAATATAGTAGCTAGAATTGACGCTGTTTCTCAGTTTTTGAATAAACTAATCAACGGAGAACCAGCCATCATTATTTCAAAAGAAGGTTGTCCTAACTTGCGTAAAGGATTTCTCGGGAAATATAACTACAAACGACTACGTGTACTCGGTGAGAAAAGATTCAAAGATGTGCCAGATAAGACACATCCATACAGTGACATTCAAGACTGCTTACAGTATATTTGTTTAGAATTTTATTATAACAAACAAAATAAAAAAGATAGTGACTTTTTTAAAACTGTGCCGATGTGGGGCTAAAAGAGGGGTTTTTATGGACAATTTTGATAATGATTTGAGTGATGGCGGTTTAAGTGAAAATGAAGTTTTAAGTAATATTTCAACGAAAGTACATACATGGACTACATATTTTCAACATAACAACGATAGTGGAAGAATGTACAAAAACTTTTTGATGGGAAAGCAATGGGAATCAAAAGAGATAGAATATTATAAAAGACGCAATAAGCGTCCGTTAACTTTCAATAAGTTATATGCTTTCGTTATGCAGTTAATCGGCGAACAGCGGGTAATTTCGCCTAGTTTGAAAGTAATTCCGATCAATTATAAATTAGATGACCCTCGTGTCAGTAAGATGATAGATTTGCGGGAAGATATCGTGAAATCTATCGAATATAATTCACGTACAAATCTTGCTTATCAAATGACTTACAAAAATCAGCTAGAATTTGGATACGGCGCTCTGATGGTTCATCCAGATTATTTGAGCGAGAACTCATTCGATCAAGAGTTGAGAATAATCGGTATTAGAGATCCTGAAAGATGTTACTGGGATTTAGTTTGTGATGAAATAGATAAATCGGACGGAGAATACTGCGGTTATGTTTCTTACATCTCAAAAAGTGAGTTCAAGAAAAAATATCCCAATATTGATTTGAAAGAAATTCAAAATTTGAATTTCGTCGGACAAAATAACACAAACTTTTACTGGATAACTCAAGATAATGTTACGGTAGCAGATCATTTTCAAAAAATCTGGAAAAAGAAAAAAATTTACAGGTTGAGTGATAATTCTGTAGTAGATGAAAAAAACTTGGAATCTGAGTTAAAAAGAAAAAGAGAAATATTGCGAATTAGTCAGCAGTTAGAAATGTTATCAGAAGCTGAAGGAAGACCGTTAGAGCTGACACGCGGTTTGGAAGAAATTAAAATCGAGGATGAACGAACAGCTTCATATTGTGACATCAAGCATTATCGAATTGTCAGAAATAAAATCATCGAAGAAAATATTTTCCCGGGCAAATATTTGCCGATAGTTTTCGTCGATGGTGACAGTTATTATATTGAAGGAAAACAATATACAAGAACATTCATTCAGTTTGCCGAAGACGCTCAGAGGTTCATAAATTATTGCGCGTCGGAAACAATGAATTATATTCGCGGGGGACGAAAAGAGAAATATACTATAATCCGGACCCGAGAACAGAACGTCCAACTTATATTCCGCCGTTTGAAATCCCGCAAACATTACTGCAGCAGTATCAGCGAGCTGAGAATGATCTTTATACTATTTTGGGACGCTATGAAGCTGTGCTTGGGGCTAAGAGTAGAGAAATCAGCGGAATAGCATTAGATAAACGTATCGCGCAAGGAAATATTACAGCACTTTTGTATCCAGACAATCTTCTATTAGCTCAAAATCAGATCGGCAGAATAATTTTAAATTTATTACCCATTGTATACGATACTTACAGGACTGTAATGATCGAGAAAGATGAAAGCCGACAAAGCATTGAAATTAATAAACGTGTTGGAAAAGACAAAATAGAAAATGAAATCGATAGCAGCGAATTTGAAATTGAAATAACTGCTGGTAGCTCTTTTGCCACGCAAAAAGCTGAATCTTACGCTCAGCTGATGGATTTGATCTCAAAGATTCCAGAAATCGGTAAAATAGCTCCAGATCTGGCTGCAGCCAATCTTAATTTAAGTAATACACCAAAACTCGTTGAAAGAATTAGAAAACATCTAATTCCGCAAATAGCCATGGCAGAACGTGGCGAAGAAATACCGCCTCCACAACCCGACGCCCAAGAAGAATTAATGCGCAGTATGGCTGAATCTGAACAAAAGAAAGCAGACGCAAGCTTGTTATCGGCACAATCAAGAATGATCAAAGCGCAGTCTGATGTTAGAAAAGACTTTTCTGATAACGAAGCAAAGAAGATTAAAGCAGCAGCAGAAGTCGGAAAAGCGCAACTGGATTATTCTTCAAAGGAATTAGAGACTGAAAATAAGAGATTACAAAGGGAAAATGAAGCATTTAGAAATATTTTAGGTACTTCTAGTTGATTTTTTTATATTGTATATTACAATAATAATCGGAATAGCCATTGCCTCGAATTGTCGGTAAGAAACTTTTGTTATCTCCGTGCGTTCCTAACTAACAAGTTTGGATAGTGGTAATGGACTAAATGATTAATTTTTTCTTTATAAAAAATATGACTGAATTAGAAGAAAAAGACAAAGAAATTGAACATTTGAAAAGCGAAAATAAATCTCTAAGATCTACTATTTTTACTTTAATACATAATCCCAGTTTTTACGATATATTTAAAAGGGCTTGGATGTATCCTTGTGATGATAGAATGCTTGAACGTATTAAAAAATATATTTAATCTCAAAAAAATCCTTGATTTTTTTACTATTTTTCTTTTATTTCCCAAAAATTTGTGCTAAAAATGTCCATGAAGATAGGTAAGTCTTTTACCGTGCTGCAATGTTTCGCTCCATAGGTTCGTAAGAGTTGTAGAACTACACGATAAAAGGTCTATCTTCCCTCACGCAAAGGATTTTGCGGCTATATAAAATCATGTATACATGCAGGTCATATACGCCTCGTTTTAATGTATAGTCAGGAGTTTTTATGGTTGATTCCGAGGAAAATGTAGCAGAAACTTCAGAAATTACAACGTCAGAAGAGGTTAAGCAAAATGATCAATCTGTTTCGGAGAACGAATCGGAAAAAGATCAAACAGCCGAACTGGAAGAAGACAGTGATAACGACGAAGAAGAAAGCGAGGTTTCCGACGATCAGACACAAAAAGTCGATTGGGTAAAAAAAAGATTAGCTCAGAAAGATAGACAGACTGATAAACGGTTAAAGGAAAAAGATCGCGAAATTGAATATCTTCGACAGCAAGTTTCAGCAATCTATCAACCTTATTCGCAAGATTATTTGCCGCCGCAGGGTCAAATATATGACCCAACGACTGGTCAATATGTAGATGAGGATAGTGTTGATGGTAAATTGATTAAAAAACTTCAGCAAATGCAGGAAGTTGAAAATATTAAAAAAGAAGCTGAAAAGGTTAACAAAAAAATTGCTGAAAATAAAGTTAAAGAAAATTCATTGAAGATTAAAATTGAAGATTTAAAAGACCAATATAATGATTTTGAAGATGTTTTTAAAAAATCAGAGCAAAATATTACAGCTTCAATGGGTGAACTCATGTTGAATTATCCGAAAAGCGTTGAAACTTTTTACGATTTAGCTAAAAATCATCCAGAGAAATTAGCTGATATCGCAAAAATGCCTGATTATCAACAAGTTAGAGCTATTAATTTTTTAGAATTTCAAAAGGAACGTAGTGTTTCACAAAAATTGAAATCTAATGCTCCCAGTCCAGTTACTCCTGTTAAATCTACGACGACTTATGTCGATAATGATAGCTATGACTCTATCTTAGCTCGACAAAGACAAAAATTGGAAGAAATTTACGGCAAAAAATAATTGTCGTTATTTTTTTTGTAGATATTTCATTACAAACAGGAGTTATATATGGCTAATGAATTAACAACGAGCGAGCTGTTATCTCGTGAAGCAGCTGCTCGGTTTAGATTAAACAATTCTTTTTTTGCTACTGCAAACAATAAATATGATGGGATGTTCACTGATCGTACTTATGAATCTGGGCAATCCGTCAACATTCGATTGAAAAATTTCGGGAAAGTACAACGAGGAGATACCGTAACGGTTGTTGATGTTTTGGAACGTTTTCAAACATTAACTTTAAAACAGTTGTATAGTTATCCTGTAGCATTTACGACTACCGATCTTACGACTGATATGCGTGTAGATTGGCTTGATCGTGTATTTTATCCCGGCGTAGACGCATTAGTAGCTGATATTAACAGAGATATTGCACTGGAAGCTTTGTCGGTTTCATACAATTGGACTGGAAATGCTGGAACTTATGTGAATAGTTTCGGTGCTGTAGATACGGTAAGCGCTCAGATGGATGAAATGGCAATACCAATGTATAAGCGCTATATGTGCTTGAATCCAGCTAACTCATCAGCATTAAAAATATCGTTGCAAAATGCGTTCAATCAAACATTGAATACTGGAATCAGCTTACAATCAAAGCTTGGTCATTTATCGACGTTTGATATGTTCTCGGAGCAGTTAATTCCGACACATACGGCTTACGCTGGTGCATTGGGTACACCAATTGTTAATGGTGCGTTTTCAAGCGGTAATACAATCGTATTAAGCGGTTTAACAGCGAGTATTACAGGTATATTTAAAG